GACACGCGGGTGCCCCAGGTCGCGCCCGAGGCTGTCAGCGGTCCGAACGTGATCCGGGTCGTCGCGCTCAGGAACGTGTTGGCGTCGTCGGACTCCACCACGGCGGTGATCGACGTCCCGGCGGTGCCGAGCAGGTGCAGGGTTGAGTAGAGGTACTGACCGGCCCCGACCAGGCCCAGGTTCAGCCCGGTGCCCTTCGCGCCGGTGGTGGTCACGGTGGTCTTCTTCAGGGCCAGGCCGCCCCGCACGAACCCGATGCCGTCGGAGCCTTCGCAGTCCAGGTCGTAGCCCGCCAGTTCGCCGAGGCTGCCCCGGAACGGGTGGTAGCTGGAACTGAATGCCTGGAACATGATCGCCGGAAGGTCTTCGGTCTCGGCGTCGCCGACGGTGACCACGTTCCCGCCGGTGTTGAAGGCGGCCCAGATGTCGGGGTCCACCGCGTCGGCGGCCGCCGACTGCCAGTGACCCTTAGCGGACAGCTTGGGCTGACGCAGGCCCATCACGTGCTCGGTCCAGCCGCTCGACCGGAAGGTGGTCGCGTCCAGCGACGTGCCCGAGGCGTCGAGCATCACCGCGTTGGAGTCGCCGGTGAAGTCGTGCCCGCCCACGTACAGGTAGGCGTTGAGCAGCGGGACGACGGCCATCTACTCAGTCCTTTGCCTTCGGCGCGCTGGTGCCGCGCTTGATCGCGCCCGAGTCCAGCAGCGCGCTGATGATCGTCTTGTCGGTGTCCAGGGTGACGACGCCGCCCCGCTGGATGCTCTCGCGCGTCTCGGCGTCACGGATGGGCAGTTCCCCCGTGACCATGAACTTCTCCAGTGCCACCAGCGTGTCCTCTCAGGTTCCGGATGCGGCCACAAGGCCGTTGAACAGGCCACCGTAGTAACCGATCACGCCGACCTCCTCGATGCCCAGCGGGCGGAAGTCGGTCAGCCAGCAGGCGTCAACGATGCCGCCCAGCGTCGGGTCGGCCTCGATGGCGACGATGACCGAGCCGGTGCCGCGCGGGTCGGCGAACCCGGCCAGGAGCCGCTGACCCACCCGCGAGACCGCTTGTGACGTGAGCACGGTAATGGTGAACGGCAGTTGGTACTTGCCCCGGCCCATGGTCAGCCGGTAGTCGATGGGCGGGCAGCCGACGATGGCGAACCCGCCGTCGGCCGCCGGGTTGATCTGGTCGGGCACCTCGGACACCGCGCGGAGCTTGGTCACGCTCTCGCAGCGCGCCTCGATGCCGTCCATGATCTGGACAATGGTGGTGGTCATCCGACCTTCACCGGATCCTTCGCATACGGGTCCAGCTTGCGGCGGGCCATCGGGTTGTCCTTCACCCTGATCGGCCCCCACTGGTCGTAGTTGGCCACCCCGAACCGAGCCCCGCGCAGCCCGAAGGACTCCGAGGCCAGGATGTAGGCCGCCTGGATGACCGCCTTGGGGATTGTGGGCCAGCCCCAGCTTGCGGTGACCTGGATCGGCGCGACGGTCCAGTCGCACGGCCAGGAGTAGTTGCGGGCCTGGATCTGCATGTAGGGCCAGCCGGTGCGCATGCCGACCACGCCGTTGAGTGGGCGTAGCTGGTAGTTGGTGGCCGCCACGGTGGTGGCGTAGGTGCCATCGCCCGCGCTGTCCACCTTGACGATCAGCCCGGTGGCGGTGGCGATGTCGTCGACCTCCAGCAGGCTGGAGCCGTTCGGCTCGAACACCCGCGCGGTCACCGACGAGGCCAGGTTGAACTGTCGGTCACAGTAGAGATCGATCTCCTCGGTGATGGAGTCGATCGCGGTCGTGATCGGGGTGTCGTCGTCGGTGTCGGCGATGCCCAGATACGCCTTGACCTGGGCCAGCGTCAGGTAGTTGTCGTTGAGCGCCATCTACGGGATCCAGAGCGCCGCGACGGAGTAGGTGATGGAGTCCGCGTCGCCGTGCACGGCGGTGAGTCGCCACAGGGGCGGGATGACATCGCTGGCCACCAGGTTGGCGGCTGCCGTCAGGCCCGGGTAGACCCGCAGCACGGTGGTCACGGCGGTGGCGATGGCGGTGGACGCCAGAATCGTGTAGGCGTCGTCGCCCAGTGGCGAGTACCCCTGGATGGTGAAGACCACCGACGGGGTCGCCGTCACGGCGGTGGCGTCGATGACCAGCACCAGGCCGCGCGCCCAGTCGGGTCGGGTGCCCTGGAATGTGGTCGGGGTGGCGACCCGGGCAAGAGACGTGTAGACGGTCTCGACCTGATCGTTAGCGATGGTGAGCGACACCGACGCACCGCCGGTCTTAGTGGCCATGGCCGCCTCCTAGCGGTGAAAAACGATCTCCGGTTGGGTCTGTAGCGCCTTGTCCTGCGGTCGTGCCGGTTTCACGGCGGTCAAGATGGCGACCATCTCGCGCACGACGTTGCGAGCCGAGACGACACCCGCCCACAGTTCGGACTCGGGTGCGTCGGCCCAGCGGTCGGTCACGAACAGGTGGACCCGCTCGCAGTGCCAGTCGCCCCGGTATCCGTAGTCGGCCCGCCAGTACATCGGCTGGGCGAAGTAGTCCCAGGAGCGCAGGAACATCCGGCGCACGTGGGTGGGGTCCTCGTCGGCGTCGTCGGAGGATCCGTAGGGGCAGCGGATGGTGGCCATCGCGCCGGGCCGCGCGACCCGCCACAGTTCGTCCATCAGGTGCAGCGGGTGGTGCAGGTGCTCGATCACGTGGCTGGCGTGGATCTCGGTCACCGAGCCATCGGCCCACGGCAGGCGGGCGTAGGCGTCCAGATCGATGCCGACGTCGACGCCCGGCGTGCCCGGCATGTCGACGTTGACCCAGCCGTCGTTCCCGTCGCGCAGGTCGGTCCCGCAGCCCAGGTTCAGCCTGGTCACGGGGCCTCAGCCTCGGTGTTGGCCAGTTCCCGCTTCAACCGGATCAGGGCCATCTGGTCGTCGAACGTGTCCTGGTCCAGGAACACGTAGCCCTTCTCGTGGGTGGTGTGCACGCCCGTGTCGACGTGCACCGGGATGTCACACGCGGCCAGCCGGACACAGAAGGAGATGTCCTCGCTGAAGTGCCGGGGACGGCCGCCGTTGGCTGTCGGGTGGGTGATCGGCTGGAACCACTCGTCCCCGCAGCGCTCGCGCACGCGCTCCAGCGCGCTGCGGTGGATCAGCAGGCAGGCCCCGCCGGTGGCCGAGCACTGCACGATCTCGTCGCGGGGGTAGTCGAGCATGGGCAGGACGCCCTTGTCCTGCTCCTGGTCGGTCCAGAGGTAGACGGTGGGCTGGATCAGATAGCGCTCGGCGTAGCCGTAGCGGTGGGTGGGGCGGTCGGCGGCGTCGCGGGGCGGCTTCGGGTTGAGCGCGGTGAAGCAGAGCCCGCCCATGACCGGCCGCTCGACCGGGTCGGCGGACTTGACCAGGCGCTCGACGGCGTCCGAGGCGAACCCCATGTCGGTGTCGATGAAGAAGAGCCACTCGCCGTCGGAGTCGTCCAGGAACGCCTTGGCGATCTTGTCCCTGGTGGCCGCGATCTGGCCCGAGCCGGACAGGTGCCGGAACTGCTGACCGCCCTTGCGCACGATCTGTTGTGGCCCGAACGCGTCGTATAGGCACAGGTCGCGCAGGCTCAGCCCGAAGCACGCCGACCACTTGCCCGGGTCGAGACAGCCGAGCACCACCGACCCGGGCGTGACCTCAGCCACGCGGCTTGCGGGCGGTCTTGCGGGCGTTCTCGGGGGCGTGGTCGATCGCGACCTCGGTGACCTCTGCCGCCTGCGGACCATCCTGCGCCTCGGCGATCTCTGCGTCGGTGGCGAACACCCACGGGTGCGCGAGCACCAGCGGGTCGTTCTCGTCGTAGAGCCGCCCCCGGTCGGGGGTGACGAACTGCTCGGTGAGCGGGTGGGCAACAGCGACGCTGCCGGTCCACGGCTTCACTCGGACGTATCCCATTGCTGACCTCCGCTGAATGTTGGCAGGTGGCAGGGTTGAGACGATGGGGCCGGACACCCTGCCGCGCCCGGCCCCATCGAGAGCGCTAGGCGCTGGTCTTGTCCTGCAAGAGCCGGAACGCCAGGATGTTGGTCGAATCCGCGCCGGTCCGCCAGTAGGCGTACAGGCCACGGCGGCCGTCCGGGAGGTTGTTGGCAGTGGCAAACAGGTGGGGGATGAACTCCACCGACATCGAGCCCGGCTTGTCGACGATCAGGTAGTTGCTGAAGTCGCCGAAGATGATCTCGTTGTCCAGGGCCGTGGTGGTCTGGGTGGTCGGCATGTCGTCCGACTCGACCAGCGGGCGGCCCAGGATGCGGTCCGTCACCGGCATGGTCAGGTCGCCCGAGAAGCTCGACGACACCGCCGTGCCCAGGCGCTTGACGGCCAGCGAGTAGAGCGGGTTCATCACCCAGGTGGCCGAACGACGCCAGCGGATCGGCACCGCGCGGTAGACCGCGTGCAGGTCCACCTCGCCGATGGTCGCGGCGGTGGTGGAGGTGATCTCCACCGTGGTCGACGCGTCCAGCGCGGTGACGATGCCCTTCGGCGTCGCGCCCGTGCCCACGCCGGTGGCGTGCGCGGCACCCTCCAGCCGGTCCCGGGCGTCAGCGAACAGCATCCGCATCTCGCCGGTCACGTTGGCGATGTCCTCGAACGAGGCGATGGAGCCCTGCACGAACGCCTGCGCGACGTTGGTCGCCACCGACACCCGCGCGAAGGTCGGGGTGTCGTCGGACACCTCAACCAGTTCGCCGTCCCACGACGCGGTGACCCCGGCGCTGGTGACGCCGTTCCAGGTGGTGCCCTCAGTGAGGGTGACCACCCGGGAGATCGACCGGATGACGTTGGACGAACCCGAGTTGGTCAGGATGATGGTCGGGTCCAGGTGGGTCGGCAGCAGGTAGCCGCCGTTGGTGTTCGACCCGGACGACATCGCGGTCCGCTCGATCTCGGTGAGAAGCTCGGCGTGGCCGGTCATCATCTTGGCCCAGCCGGTCTCATACTCCGGGCGCGAGCGGGCCAGCAGGTTCATCGCCCAGCCGGTGTCGGTCGCGTGGCGCTTGAGCACCGTCTCGAAGTACGCCTCCTCGTCGCTGCCCGCCGCCGTGCGGTGCTCGACGGCCTTGATGTTGGACGAGATCAGCGCCCGGGTCAGTTCGCCCCGGTCGGTGTTGTAGTTGGCCGAGCGGAGCACCTC